CGTCTGCTTGCAGCTTAGTGGGCTCATAGAAGTCCCAGAAGTCATTACTCTTTGAACCGTATACGATATAGTCTTTACCAAAGAACAGTCTATTCTGATAGAACGCTACTGTTTGTGGCCACCCTTCAGCATTAGAGAATGCAGGAAGACGCCATTCATACTTGTCGGAAAACGTCCCAGTATCATTTTTGATACATTCGACTACTGCCGAAGTAGAACTGCTTTTAAATAGAATTTTATAATAAGAATTTACAGAAAAACTATTCGCATAGAAATACACCTGGCACGGTAAGGTATTATCTGGCTTCGTAGCAGTGATTTCAGAAACGATTCGAAACTGAACTAAATCGTCAGTAGTCAGAGAGCCGGACGTATTAATATTTGCGGGGCCATCTTTTGCGTTTTGTGAATACCATTTATAATAATCCACCCAAGACTGCCCATTATCTGTTGAATATTGTATTGTTATATTTCCAGTCCAGTTACCAAGTGTATAGAAACGCCAGTTGCCATCACTTTTAATCGGTCCCAAAGTAAAAGTCCCGGTAGTTTCATATTTAGCAACTAGCTGCTGAGTATCAACAAAATGTTTTACTAAAACGCAATCACCGACCTCAAGTTTATTAAAAAACAAAGAATCAGTGCTAGTAAGGACGTATTTGCCAGCAATAACACCAGTTTCACTTGTTGAATTATTAGTTATAGCATTAGAAATTTGAAGTATTTTACGTTTTAATTGCAAATAAGACAATAATGAAGGACCAGTACCAGGCACTCGATTGACTGTAAGCGAAAGTGTTTGGTTCTCAGTATCTACTTGTACACCTAAACTATTACACTTTTCATTTGTAAATGCTTCTGCTCCTTGGATTGATGCCAAGGCTTCATCCATTGTATTATATGTAGATAGAGTCAAGGTGTTCCTTCTCACGCCATATCCATAAATTTCAATATATAACGAGGATAGTGAATATGAATTTGCATAAGAGATAGTCGCAGTTACAGTGTCTCTGCCTACTACACCGCCCTCCTGATAATCAGAATCACCGACAGTATCGTCTATTATATATTCATATTTATAAGAAACAGAAAAATCTTCTACTGTCGTATCTACAGAAGAACTTGTCACACAAACATAAGAGCCATCTAAATATACTTCCAAATCAGTCGAAATTTCCGCTAAAGCATTTTTGATACCTACATACATCTCATGCAAAGAGCAAGAGGCAGATGTAAAAACTGTATTACTATCATAAATGAACGAAACATCTTTGTAGTTTTGTATTGCATCGTTTGGTAATGCAACCGATGCTTTTTTTACTGTACCAGAGTATGTCGCCAATGATAAACTACTATTTTTGTCATCATTTTCTTCCTTCATCGGAAGAATATCTGTATTAAACTTACGCCATTCCCAAGATGAACCATCAGATTGAAGCCGTGCTAGCTCGTAAATGCCTTGAGTTGGATGTGTAATAAAGATAGTGTCGCCTGCTTGGGCATACTTTAAGTCCTCTTCAGTAAAAACAGTATACGTAGTTTGCAGTTCATACGGAACCGAGCCATTCATAATCGGTTGACCATTACGGAAGAAGCGAGCATAGTTGGGGCCCAGCTCTACCACAAATGACTCTTCGTCGTTAAATGCAAAAGACAACAGCTTAATAATCTGACCAGCGGAGTTATATTTGGTATTAGCTACCTTTACAAAGCCAGAACGGTTACGAAAAGCACCAGTTTCTCTAAAACGAATATTTTCGGCAGTAGAAAACCACTTGCCGAATTTCTCCATATCTGCACGTTCATACAAACTAGGTGATACTTCCCCGCCTAAGAAACTATGTCTTTGGTAATCAATATTTGGCATTAGCTTCTCCTTTATCCATCTGGTCTTTAAGTGCTATATACTCTGCCTCTTCTTTGCACATAGCAAGGTATTGCTCAGGGCTTACAGCCATAATATCGTTATAAATCTTCTGGCCTACATCCTGTCTTCCATTATTCCAAGCAGCTACATTTCCTTTCTCATCAAAAGCATTCTCAAAGGTTTTGCAGTAGCCCAATAATTCTGACATATAGAACCGAAAATCCTTATTTTTTAAGAGATTTTCTAATGCTGAGGTATGCTTTGCACGCAGCATTATTTGGAATTTAGTGAGTTTGTGTTCTTGCATTACATGCCTCCGTTACCAGGCGTTTGGTTAGCGGCCTCTACCTGAGCCCCCAGTAAGTTACCAGGGGCTATTTCAGCTTGCGACTGTGTCTTAGCGATATCAGCACTTGCTTGTTGATTCATCAGTTGTTGTTGCTGCTGTTGTTGCATCGCTCTAGCTTGTCTGATTTGTTCTACTTCGTCAGTCGGGTTGATTTTGTTTAAGCAACCAAGACGTTCGGCATATTCAATAACCATAGCGTCTTCATTGATATAGTCCAATGCTTCAGGTTTTACTTGTGCAATATTGCCTATGTACATGAGCAAATCATCCATAGAACCGGTTTCTGCCAGCTTCTGAGCTTTTGCGATGGAGCTTAAGAACTCAACCTGTATGTCTTTGGGCGTAATCTGCGTATAACCGTCCAAAAGCCCACGGCGCAGCAAGATATCTATCACACGTTCAAAAACGGATTCCAGGCCGGATTTTGCGTAAAGATAAATAGGAGCCAACAGAGTCATCTGTTCGTTTACTAAAGCAGTAACCTCACGTGCTGTCATAGTACCACGGTCTTTTTGGGCAAACAGCATTAAAATATCAGAATAGCTCATCTTGCGGATTTTATCCAGCAAGCGGTTTCTGGAGTCTTCCAAATCGGGAATATACGAATTTACACGATAGATTTCGGAAGCGACTTTGGTCGGGTCTTGGTCCGTATAGAACACAGAACCAGGTAAAATCGGTTTCTTGCCCATGCTGGTATGCAACGCTAATGCAGGTTTTGCAAGATAAGACTTATGGATATTAAGAGCTTTTACTGTTTGTTGAAGTTCTCTCACGTCTCCAAGAATCTTCTCGCCAATACCAATAGGCCATGCCGTTCTGGCGTTTTTGCGTTCCCACGGAAACACGATAATCGGGTTAGACATAAACCCTGTTCTGCGCAAATAGTGCGGTCCTTCGCAGCAACCACAACCACGCATCCAGTATAAGTCTACAAATTTAAATCTGTTGGAAACAGTACCGTCTTTCGGATTCGGGCAGATGAGATGCTGAACTTCAAACATTTTGTCATAATTACCGCTATTTACTGCTTCCATTACAGCAGGCGGGCAATTATCGCCAAACGCTTGTTTCATTTGGTCTGCACGTAATCTTAGTTTGCGTCCCAATTTATCATACTTGCCATGAGAATCGATACCCAAGTAATACTCACCAATAGTCAAAGGGTTGAAGAAAATCAAGTCTTGGTCCCGTTCTTCAATGAGCATTACACCGATACCATAGCGCACCCACTCATTTGTTACGCCACGCATAGCAGTATAGAAATTGGACTTATTGAATAAATAGTACAAGAACTCTTTGACGAAGCTGGTCATTTCTCCGATGGTGTAAGGGTCCAATTCACGATATAACGGGTTGGATTGGTCTACTCCCAAGTCAAACCATCTGGAAGCAGGGTTAATTAAACCACCAAACAGACCAGCTACAGTTGTATCTAAAAAAGTAATAGGCTCCGAGTCCAGGAGCTTCATATAATTTATTTTCTGGTTTTCTAAATCTTCCGGACCTTCTTCTCCGTCAAAATAACCAGTACCAGGAGCCAGCAACTCTCGAATATCCTTGTAAGTTGACTCCTTGTCTTCAAAGGTCTTTTTTAGCCCGCAGAATATGCGGTCATAAACATTCTTGTTTGCTGTCTCCATGATAAATTAGTCTCCTAGACGTTGTTGGCCAGTAGTACGAATAGAACGCTGTAAAGCGGTTCTTTTTTTCAATAATTTAGATACTGCATCTTCTGTACCAGCTTGGCTTACTTGTTGTACATTACCCGCATTAATAGAAGCCTGGCGTTGTGCATTTGCTTGAGCTTGAGCGTTAGCAGCATTCTGCGCATCAATTAAATCTTGCATTGCATTTGCACCAGTTAAATAACCGACAGCATGTCCTAATTCTCTACTTGCTTTATCCCACAAACTCCCTTTGCTCATATCAAAAGACGAAGCAACACCGCCTTTTCCAAAACCAATAGCAGATAAAGGGCCACGACCCATCGTTTTACTCCAACCTTTTTTAATGGCTTTTCCAAGTCCCATACAATACTCCTTTAAAAATGGGGCAGGGGTTTTAAGTCCTGCCCCTAGTATTACGTTACCGAATACTCTTACGCCTTGAAGAATACTTCAATGTTGTTCGGTGCATCAGTGATACCACAGACGAAGTTTTTCGCCGGGGAACCGGTTACATCACAAGCAACTTGAGCAAACTTATACGCATTGACCGGCATCGGGAAAAACATGTACCCGCGAGCTAAGTCAGTCGCAGAGGCAGCATGAGTTTCTTCGGCAGGCGAGGTCAAGGTCGTGCTGTTGGTTTTGGCATCAGCAGTTTTGAGCGTAACAGACATAGCAGTCGTGCCGGCAGGCAAAGTGCAGAACACAAATGCACGGCCCAAAGCGCTTCCGTCAATATCCAGGATGGAGCTGGCGGAAACATCGGAATCGTCTTCGCAGAAGATTAAGGTGTTATCTTGTAACATATTCTATCTTCCTCCTTATTAGCTTACCACCGCTTCGGTGTTTTTAATAGCATCGCAGCATTTTACGTGGATGCCGTCAATCACGAGGTCGTGGTACCCATAAGCAGGCAAACCAGTCGTCGTGAGTCTGTTTTGTTGATATACAATAGGAGCAGCGGTACCGCCAGAGGCTAAGAAGCCAGTGCGCAGCAAGTCGCGTACTTCGCGGGAAGTATAAGCAACAAGCTTTACGATATCCGGGTTTTGGATGCGGCCTACGGCTTTAATGAAGTTGTTGAACAACGCTTTGCAGCCGTCAGTCGTGGTAATGGAACCGGTTTGGATGTTAGCAACACGGGCACCATAACGCCAGTCTTGCACAGCTAAACCTACAAGCCATTCCATTTGTTTTTTGTAACCAGGATACGTACCACCGTTGGCATCTTGCAAGTCAATCGGACCATTTTTGGAATAGTCGTATACTTTGATACCAGCTTTGGTCCCTTTCGGGAAGAAGGTAAAGATTTTACCACGTCCCCAACCGATTAAGTAAATCGAAGATTGAGAAGCAGCAGACGAACCACCGTTGCTGATAACATTGCTGGCAGATTTAGCACCAGACAATTTATTATAGCGAGCAGCGAAACCTACAAACGCTTTTTCATTATCCAAGGCAGAGCCATAGAAGAATTTAGAAGCATATTCTTGGTTCATCGCTTCGATTTGGTCCCGTTGCACTTGAGCACGAATTTCAGACACTTTACCGCCTTTTTCAGCGATAGCAACGTCTACTTCGGCTACGGCTGACATGCGGCCATAGACTTCTTTTACAACAGTTTGGGAGCCTTTAGAGGGCGTTACACCCTGATAGGCCCGACGCCACGTAGCGGTCGGAAGACCGTTTTGGATAGCGTATTCATGCCCAGAGTCGCTGTTGGATTCAATCGTAATCGCATCACGAACAATGGGGTTAGTTTGGTCGAGAACACGGGCTACAGCATAGAGTTCGCCCTTGGGGTCGAAGGTTTTTGCGTAGTCGTGTAAGTTAAACACTCCACTCGGCATTGTTTTTTTCCTCTCTTTTAGTTGAAGTTTTCTAGTTCTACTTCTTCATCATCAGTAGAAACAGTTGCATTGGGATTCACACTGGATTTCTCTAAATAGAGGTCTCCAATGGTCTTCAAAAACCCCAATGTGGCCGGATGTCCGGAGACTCCGGCGGTAGCGAGGAGTTCCTTGAATTTTCCTTCTTTGTCCAATTCAGCGAGAACTCTGCTGCAATTCGTTTCGACATTTTTCAGATTGTCGCCGTATTTAGCCTGATTTTCTTGAGCCCATTTTGCTTGAGCATCAGCAATCAGTTTTTCCTCTGCCATAGCTTGCGCTGCGTAAGAGTTCAAGTCCAGCTGCATAATTTCTTTAGCAGCTTCTACGGAAATGTTATGTTTCTTGGCAATAGCAATAAGACCATTTACTGCTTGTTTGTCCAATTCAACGCCCTGCGGAACTTGTACATTATCCACGAGATGAACATACGGGTCGTCAGCGGGCTGCGTTTGTGCAGCCGGTTGCGTTTGTTGCGCAGCTTGTCCAGCAGGTTGTTGGCCAGCTGGTTGAGCATCGCTTGTCTTTGCAGGCTCAGCAGCATTTGCAGCTGCAGGTTTGGCGTCAGCGGCGGTTGCCGGAGCCGGTTCGTTGAATTGGTCCAGTGTCGGTTCATTGTTATCTACAGTCGTATTCGGTTCAGACATAATGTCTCCTGTTTATTAATTATTAATTTTCTGACTTAAACGTCAAGTCATTATCTAATCTTCAATCAATAGCTCGCATTCCTCGCAATACATACTATATCTATCAGCAGGCATTACTTTCTTGCATTGGTGGCAGATATTGCGGTTATCGAGTTTGATTTTCTCTGTAACGTGAGTCAGATTGGTTTTGCGGTCTTTTAGAAAGCATGCATTACTACAGAACTTATTGTTAGTAGTCATTTTACCGCAAATGAGGCATGGATGCGGTTCTACTACTTTTTTTGTGGATTTCTTTTTCATAGTAACCTCGTAGTGTCTATATTTTCGAACGTATATACAGCATAATCACCATCTTGTGCAAATCCATCAGAATGCTCAATAAAACGTCCTCTAGCGTCTTTTATGAGCCTGTCTTTAAAGCCAGCAAAAGTAAGTGCCACCGCATCTGCCCTGTCAGGGGAATGGCCGAGCCTCTTACGGATATCGTCTTTCGGTCCGAGTGCAATTTTTCCGTCATCGGACTTTCTGAGGTTGTATTCGACTGCTTGGAGTTCTCGTTTGAGTTCAACGATTTCGTTATCTTTCGGGTCACCTAAATACCCTCCGTCTTGTAACCATTCTTTGAATTTCTGGTATATTTCAGCCCTGCGGTTAATACAGTCTTTGTTAGAAACGGACTTACCACCAAAATCAACAGGCACTATGCTCTGACCCTGTTGTCTGGCAATAGCAATCACTGCCTGTCCGTAACCTCTATCACAATAGGCCATTGCTGCGCCATTTTTGAGCTTAAATTCAATGAAAGCGTTAGCGAGCTCTAACGGGTCCTTAATACCTCTATATAGCCTCATATCAACGATTCTGGGGCCTTGGCGGCATACTGCACAGGCAGAGTCTTTACCGCCACCGTTAGGGTCAAATCCACAAACAGGCTCATACATAGCCACCACTTCATCTTCCGGTACCCATTCTCTGGAACGATAGATAATGTCTCTCGGGAAAAACGATTTCATACCACCGCTACGGTCAGGATACCCTAACCAGATACGGTTATATTCGTCAATAGTAAGACGTTTCTTATCTTGTTCTTGCTCTTTATAGAGAATAGAAGTGGCGAATTCGTTACGTTCTACGTTGGCATATATGATAAGCCTATCCTCGTCTTCATAGTAACCGGTGTTATAAATATCACCGCAGTCATAACACGTAAACCGCCAAACGGGGTCCTCTTCTAAAACACGGTTGAAGGTAAATAGTAATTCAGACCCTTCCTTACGAATGGTCTTAGAAACGACGTTAAGTGACTCCATCGAGCATGCAGACGCTTCTTCTACCCACAGAATATCGAAATCTTCGTACGCTTTCAGACGTTCTGCGGAGTAAGTACCACCAGAGCCTCTAAACCCTTTAAACATAAAATAACTGCCATTAGCAGATGTAATGTCAGTATCGGTAATCTTGAAGTATTCTTCCAGTCCGTATTCTTGGATTAGTTCAACGAATAAGTGTTGTACGGAGTCTGAGATGGAGTTTTGTATTTCACGGGCGCACCAGATACGCAGCTTCTCTTGCATAGCACGTATCAATATATACCGGGCTACGTTATGAGAACGCCCACCTCCACGTCCTCCAAACATAGCCTTCATACGTTTCTTTTTAAACAAGGGCTCATAAATCTTAGCCAGCTGTATGTTAACTTGTCTTTTTTCCATAACCTACATTTATCTGAATAGGTATCACGCTTCCACCGAAGGTGGAATTTTTTTTGTTACGAACCTCAGTTAACCGGTCAATACGGTCTATCCGGTTCTGTAACTCGTCCATCTGTATCTTATCACGGGCTATCTCACCCATCTTAGTACCAGGATTAGACGCCAAAGCCATCTTTCTATCCAGCAAGCTCTCTATATACTCTTGCCTGGCTTGCTCCTCTACAGCAGCACACTCAGGATACTCTTCCTTCCACTTCTGCCAGGTAGTATAACTGCAAATCTTATTTATCGCCTTAACAATCGTATACCCTTTCTTTAACCGCTTGTGTATCCTGTTCAATTGTTTCGTAGTAGGCGGAGCATTACTAATCAGCCTCTGCTTACTGGCCCATAGCTGCAGCTCACTCTTTCTGCGCTCCCTCTCTATATCCACCGCTTCTACGACATCTTTACTGTGCTCTTCAGCAGCCGTAGCGTATGGTACCAAATTAACCTCAGATGGTACCACTTCCACTTCTATCGGGTCCTGTTGCTGCAAATCTAGTAATTCTTTTTCATCCATATTAAGCATTTTATGTAAAGTCATACAATTTGTCAAGTACCAATCTAAAATCCATTCTAGGGCCATTTTTGCTCAATTAAACGCTATTGTAGAATTAGTGCTAATGTTATGATTTGTAATATTGGTTGTGGGAAAGGGAAATGATAGGTTGTTTTGTAAGATGAGATGGTTTGCTTTGTGATATATTGGGTTCCCTTATTGGAGAGAAGTAGGACCCAGCCGCTTTGGGGTGTGGGGGGGGTGCTGTACATAAGCATTCTTTTTATACTATACCTAGCCCGGCAATAAAAAGGCCCGGCCTAGTTAGCCGGGCTTTGTTACAATTTGCTTACGTATTTATTTTCGAGTTTATCCCATTTGTTCCAACGTTCAAAATCCATATTCCCGGGAATTAAAAAGCGTGTAGGGATTAAATAGCTTGATAATTGGAAAAATCTAATATATTGTGATTGGTATATATTTTTTTTCATATTTCCCACCTAATAATATGGGGGGGTTGCGCCCCCCGTTGTTAATTTATTCTTTAGTTACGGGCAATATATCGTTACTATATGCCTTAACGACTTTTTCCCATTCGTCCGGCTGTGCGTCGTGGTCCGGGCTTTCCGCTTGCTGTACCTTCTGAAAAAATACGGCATTGGGTTTTACCATCACTAACCCGTTTCCAGCTTGTACAGCTAGGGCAACTATGCTCCAGTGATTCTCCGGGTTATCACCTTTCCGGCATATTCCGCTAACTGTTAGGGCTTGCTCGTCGCTTTCGCATTCGTTGGGCGTGTCCGGTTGCCACTTACCACGAAGGATAAAAGACCATACTTCTACGGTGCGGGCTTGCGCATATTCGTCCGTGGGTTGGATGGTTTGTTCTGTGTAGCTAATATCCTTAATGCTAGGAAAATCAGTTACCTTAAAGCGTTTGGGCTCATCCTGTACAGGTTGTGCAGTTACCACGATTTTAATTTTATTTAGTTCTTGTAAGTTCATTTTTGTTTACCTCATTATTTTGTTTTATCATCTTGCAATACGGCATAAATACCTATTGCATAACAAGCTATCAAGAATACAGCTATTGCATAATTAAGCATATACATATTATCTCTTAGCTATTTTTACCGCTAGCTTGTAGGTTTCCGCGTCCTCTGCCTGTGCCTCTAATGCGAAGGCTTTCCGGTCCTGCAATGCACTGTAGGCGTTTTCTATAGCCCGGTTCTCTTGCTTCACGCTTAGGGCGTTTGTTTTATCAAAAGCCCGGTACAGAAAATATACTCCTGCAATTACTGCTAATGTTACTATCATTTTTTTGTTACCTCTCATTATTTTAATTTGCCTGGGGCTTGTGCCCCTCAGCTACTAACAGTATAGCAAAGCTGTGGGCTTGTACCCTGTGCGCTCTGTTACCCTCTCTCTCCCCCCCTACGCAAGTGGCTTACGTCTATGACCGTTACCAAGCCGTCATTAAACCTAAATTTAGGTAATACGCAAGTTATCCACTTGTTGATAAACCTGTTGATAACTACTAATATAAAATAATTATTTTGTATTCTTACGAACAAAAAGTTATCAACAGAGTTATCAACAGAGTTATCCACATTATCCACAGGGTAACGGGTGCTTGCGAACAAGTTATCCACAGGCTTGCGAACAAGAAAAACCCTTATATTTTCAGCAAATACTGAAAGTTATCAACATTATCAACAGCTTAACTTATTATTAATAATAATATATATATAAATAAATAATATATATATAATAAATAATATTATTATTAAGAGCGCCCTAAGAAAGAAATAATAATTATATATATAATATATATAAATAATATATATATATAATAATTAAAAGAAAGAAGGGTAAGCGGGCGAAGCCTGCTACAATTTACTAAAACTTGGAGGATATTATGAAAAATAAGATAATCGCTAGAATATTTGATGTTGTTATGTACATAACAACTTTTTCCAGCATTGCTCAATTAAATGAATTTTGTTTAAATAATAATGCTGAATATAAGTTTTGCGAAGAAAATAATGAATATTTAGTATTCGTAAAAGATTGAGCTTGCTAATAAAATAAAAACGGAGAAAAAAAATATGGAAAACAAATACAAAAGAGTATATTTACTAAGTTTATGCGAAGTTATGAATGCTTTAAAAGAAGGCAAATTAGTATATGACCTCAACAAGAGCGAAAACTTCTATTACGTAATGTTAGATGGTTTTATTTGCTTGTGTGATGCAGAATACGATGGTAGCATAGATGAAATAAACTGCACATTGAAAAATGAGGGAGTTTACTATATAATAGAAAAAATTTAAACAAAGAGGTTAATTTATGACAAGCGAAACAATAATCATATTCCTGATTGGTCAATTTATAGTACAAACCATGCTATACTTTACCTTAGCCAGACCAATAAACAAATTTGTAGTAAACCATAGACCAAAAGACTTAAAAGTCTTATTAGTCATTGAAAACATACTAATCAGCGTATTAGTTATGTGGTTTACTAGTTCCGGTGCCAGTGCAGGTATGACAAACCTGATGGCATCTGTCTTACTGGGTGTTATCATGAGTATAGACCACAACATTCTATACAATGCTAAAATCAAGAAAGACCAAGAAGAGTTAGACGAATACTTTATTATAAAAACGGAGAAATAATATGCAAATATTCGACAAATTAAACACTATTAAGAGCTGTACACTCGCTATTGTAGATACGGTAAGAGATGAACGTACTCAATTAGCCATTGAAGAAAAGAAAGAAACAATTCGCTTAGCAAAAGAGAACTTCAATGCTGCTATTAAACAAATTTACACAGATAATCTGCAAAAGCGATTATCTACTGTTACTACAAAACCGAAAGGGACTCGCAAGAGACTATCTTGTAGAGCCTCTGCATAGTGTTAACCCTCAGCCCCTGGAATAATCAATTCTAGGGGCATTTTTACGCATTTAAACACTATCTGGAGAATAATATGACTAAAAGGATTAACTATATTGTAAAACTGAACAAAGATAATATCATTTTATCTGTAGAAGAATGCAACAAAAGTATGTCTGAAGTATTGGATATAGCCCATACAAAAAATGAAGCAAATACAGACAAAGACACGCATTATGTTCCGTTCTTTCATGCAAGCACAGCGCCTGCTATTGGCAAGAATATTAACGAAGAAAAACGCTTAAAAGGCAAGGCTCCTTCAGAAGAGTCCGTAGACAGCTGTTTAGCTGACATAAACGCAGCTATACGTATTCTAATGCCTATTGATATGACGATTCAATACACACATAACTGTCCATTACCGGATGTGAGCTTAGAAAAAGCACATGAAGCATTAGAAATCTCTATGATGCTATTAGTTGCATTGCGCGTAATGAATGACCATTACAAAGAAGAAAGAGCCGAACAGAAACAGTCTGTTAAAGACTTATTTAAAGATTTGGGACTAAAATAGGAGAGAATTATGCAATCGGAAAAGAAAATGAACTTAGTAGGCCGTTTAACGGTAGCACAAGATATTATTATTAATGTCAAAGATGACTTGAAGTTAGAGTCTGATAAATTGCCTGAAACAGATACTTTAGGCAAGCTAGAACGTACTTACTTAGCCAATAAGCTATGCGACGTAGCATTGAGCTTAGGTAAAGCGAAAATCTCTATTTTAAGTGTAGAGAATGAATTACAAGAAAAATACGGAGGATTATAATTATGTGTTGCTCGTTGAGTTACAAAGAAGGACCTAGAACTATCGTTATTAACGGTTTTAATAACGTCCGTGCTGCTGTTAAGCACGCAGAAGAACGTAATATTGAGAATTACTTCTTAAAAGTACAAACAGGAGAATAATATGGACAAATACTATCCGGTTAAAATAACATTAGACGAAATAGACCAAAGGTTTCCGCTACACGGTCAAAAGAAATTAGACCCGTATTCAGATTATTGGCTATTAAGCAAAAAAGAAAAACACGTGTATAAACTGATATGTACTGATGTAAACACGTGGCGTCTTATCCCAATGAGCAGATTATCTGGCAAACCAGTAAAATATACAGAAATGAGAGAAGGTCGCAATTTGCTAGATATGTTATTGGATATATACGATATATACACAGTTCCACCTGATACCGGAGGAACAGACGATTTAGAAGGACATATGCAGCATAGAAAAGCGAAGAAGGAATTGGCCTTATATATGATGGAACTGGCAATAAAAAAACTGGAGAAATATAATCCAGCATATATAGATTTATAGGAGCTACGCCAAAGCATAGCGTATTCTCCGTTGTTAAGCCTGCTCTGACAGCTCCGTCTCAGGCCGGTAGCTCCTGACGTTAGTGAGTCTAGATTTTAAAAACTTCCTCAGGAGGATAGTAAAATGAACGATGAAATCATCGCTGAATTAGCTGTGTGTAACACGGCATCGGCTCCCAAACCCGGAGCACGTGACGTTGTTATTGAAGCAGTAATGCCTCAATACAACAATGTAGGTGATAAGACCGTATACGTAGGCTATGCTTATACGCATAAAGGTTCTACGTATCACTGGGGTTTAACCTACAAACTAGGCGACAAAAAGCTGAACCGGTTGTTTCCCAATGGAAAAATCGTAGCCAGCGATATCGGTAAGACCGTTAAAGTAGAAATCCAATACTGCGATTCTAAAAACGGTGAATATCCGTCGGTTGTCGACTTAGACGACTAGAGAACTAACCCCCGTACTTAGTCTACGGGGGTATTTTATCTATATAGGAGAAAAAATTATGCAAACAGATATGACAAGAGAGCTTCTAATAAGAAGCATTTCCAGAGAATTAAAAGAGCTGCATTCTATTGCCAAAACTTTTCCTCAGAACAAATATGATAACCACAACGATTATGGACGAGATAAAATGGTCAGTATTTCTACAATTATTAGAGACAGAAGAAAAGAACTAAACGAATTAACACGATTAGACCCTTTATTAAGCCGGCAACTGGAATATGATGCTATGAATAGTAACAACTCCAGAATGCGAGACTTTGAGTATTATGAAGACCCGTCTTCCGGTAAAATTGCATATCGTAACAGTGATGGTAAAATGTTATCAAGTTACAGACGTTTTAATTCTTTAGTGTTTAGTATAGCTCCAGGATGGGAACAGGGAAAAACCGATAAAACAGTTTTTTTTAATCCAGTTATTCATTGGAAGGATGACTTTTTAGAGCATATTCGGAATAATGACGCAAATTACCACGACAAAGTACACCATTTTCGTATAGACAATGAGTTCTATGGATGGGATGAGTATTTTAAGTACGATAACAAAGCATGGAAGCGTTTAGAATGGGCTTTGAACGATGGTAAATTAGTAGACTTATCTAAATCAATTAGAGTTGATACGGATTTGTCTGACTGGCATTGGCCTGGAATCACTTTTGCTCATACAGAGTACATGCAAGTCCCTTCTGATGAGAAATTTGTGAATGCTTTTGAAGAGAGAAAGAAGAACCAAGAAAAAGGATTTCTTGGAATTTATATTGATTCTAGTAACTTCCAAACAAATTTAGTAGGTCGTTATTTCATATATAGTCTATTCGTAAAAGACAAAACACGATATACAGTACCAGATAATGAGAGCCAACTCGTATTATCTAAAGAGCAATTAGAAGGATGCGAATTACGTTCGTCAGATGAACACAAAAGAACATTAAATTCAATACTTCACCATTTTGCGGAAGCGTATCACAACGAATTCCCTAGATATGGTATAGAAACCATACTAAATAAAGCAAAGAGCAAGTTCTTATCAGAATTAAGATTTAAAGTGTTCTTTGTAGACCCAGACACAGCTCAGTCTAAAGGTATTAAAGAACAAATCTGGAGAGAACTATTTAATGACCAAAGACAATACTCCGCATTCGAACTACAGAGTTTGTTGCCAGTAGCTACACAACTATTACAGGAGGAAAAGAAATATGCCACTAAATAATATTATGAGGAATAATATCAATATGGAGTTACAGAAACTAATAGCTGGTTCCTATGTTGATTTAAAATTATTAGTAAATAATATGTCAAAAGTTGCAGAGTCTTATCCTAGTTACGGTATAGCAAATGAGGTGGACTTCAGAAAATTAGCTCCGCTGTTTGCACGTCTATTTGCTTTTAACAATAAGCATTTTTACGTTTACAAAGCAATTAGTAATCCAAACAAAATTGGTTTCTTGAGCAGAAAGCAATACTTTCAGTTCCAATTACGTAAAGCACATTGGAGCAGAAACGGAGTAGCTGGTAGTTCTTTTTCTTCACGTGAAGTAGAGTTCTTAGAGAAACATGGTACGATGGCAAGTCCGTACAAACTACTCAAGCGTTCGTTTAAAGAGAATCCTGAGGCAAGCAGGTTCTTGTCCAGGTTCTTCCCGTTGGCTGACGACAAAAAGACGACACTTAACGAAGATAAGTTAATAGCGTTATGTGATGCTATGATGCAATTAAACACCGGAATAGAAATAGTTACAGCCAGTATTCAAGAATGTTATGACTTGGACTTTCATGGTTCTAATATTAACAATTCCGGTGAACGCCACTGTGCTAACTCCTGCATGCACGGTAAGAAAGTAGGTGCGTTCTATGATGCGTTTGGAGCAGAAGGTAGAATGGTCTATTACAGAGGTCAGCCGGTAGGTAGATTTCTGTTATGGAAATTTGACAATCCAGTGAACGGACGCAAAGGTTATATTGACCGCTTGTATATTCGTGGTGAATATATCAATGAAGCGTTAGCTCAAATTGACAGTGAGTTCCCTGATAACGAATGGTATAAGTATCCGTATTTAAGATACCATCCAGATGCAGCTCTAATAGAGTTCCCTGTTAAGTTCCCGCAGAAGTTATTAGCTAATCCGGAAACTCCGTATATCGATACGTTTGCGTATTTGAAATACGACCCGGATTCGGATACATATTTTCTAAGTAACGATAGTGATATCCGACGAGAAAATACAAAAGAATATAATGTAAGAGAATTAAGGAGGACCTCTAGTCAATACAAAATGAGGGCTTGTGAATATTGCAATAAAGCATATTATACTGGAAACAGCCACGATGGTATGTATAACGTAAGCCAACACAAGCTATATTGCTCTGGTTATCAACCTAGAACGAAAGAACTGCAAGCGTATCTAAAGATTTTTAGAGACGGAATTAAACATATTAGGGAGGTAAATAGAAATGCCCAA